GGGTGACATGAACAGTGGCAAGGGTCTGTACAGCATCGCTGGTATTCGGATCTACAAGAGCAACAACCTCCCCTTCATGGCTGCCTACAACACGGCTGTGACTGGTGAGAACAATGACTACACCGACGCCAACGCTACCTGCGCTGGTCTGGTGTTCCACCGTGAAGCTGCTGGTGTTGTGGAAGCTATTGCTCCCAGCATCGAAACCACTTCGGGTGATTTCCATGTCCAGTATCAGGGCGACCTGATCGTGGGCAAACTTGCTGTGGGTGCTGGTTCGCTCCGCACGTCCGTGGCTGGTTCTCTGCAGGCCAAGGCCTGATATTGAGCCCCTGGGGTCTTAGGACCCCTCGGGGGCATACCATTCCCCTAGAAATCTAAATGGCGAAAGCAACTAAGCTTACAGCAATCAATACCATTATTTCCAACATTGGACAGTCCCCAATTACTACATTGGAGACAGGAAACCCATTGGTGGAAATGGCAGAACAGGTTCTGGATGAAATCTCCAGAGCTGTTCAGGGTGAAGGATGGGTCTTCAACACTGAGTACAGGTTCCCGTTCACCCCTGACCCTGTAACAGGATTCATCACGATCCCGGACAATGTTCTGGCACTGGCAAACCCTCCCTATGAGGGCAAGGCCACGATTAGAGGATCACGGCTCTACAACAAAGCAGACCACACATACGTCTTCACTGGTCAACAAGAGCTTGATGTGGTTTGGCTCTTTGAGTTTGAAGAGCTGCCTGAAGCATTCAAGAACTACATCACCATCCGGGCTGCCAACGTATTCGCTGGTAGATCAGTAGGATCAGTAGAGGCAGTCAGATTTGGCGAGAGAGAAGATGTTATTGCCAGAGCAACAGCAATTGAGTACGACACGCAACAAGGTGACTACTCCGTATTCTCAGACATCAATAACAGGAATCCATTCTACAGCTACCGACCAATAAACGCTCTCTATAGATACTAAATATGGCAGCAATCTCTCAACAAATCCCTAACCTTCTGGGGGGTGTCAGCCAGCAACCGGATCCACTCAAGCTGCCTGGTCAGGTCAGGGAGGCGGAGAATGTATTGCTGGATCCTACGTTTGGATGTCGCAAGAGGCCACCCACTAAGTTCTTGGCAAGGCTGGCTACTAACATTCCAAAGACGGCAAAATGGTTTCCCATTTTCAGGGATAAGAACGAACGCTATGTTGCTTGTGTTTACAAGAATGCAAGCAACAACACGGTACTGAGGGTCTGGGAAGCAGACACAGGTGCAGAGCGTACAGTAACAATGCTGGGTGACTCAGCACAGTACCTTACTGTAAACGACGTAGCCAGCCTGAAAGAGCTGAGCATCAATGACTACACCCTTCTCTGCAACTCAGAGCGGAGGGTGTCGATGTCTGCAGACAAGTCATCGACGCAGATCCAAGAGGCTCTGATTGTTGTAAATCAGGTTGCGTACAACACTACCTACGCAGTTGACTTCCTCAAGGATGGTCAGGCACAGGTACAGCAGAAGGTATATCGGGCATCAAAGCTTACGGTATCTCCTGGGACGTTTGAAGATGAAGCCGATGGTAACTGTGCAGCAGCAGGGTCACAGAGCTACAACCAGAGTAGTGGCAGCAAAACGGGCTTAGGATTTACATTAACTACAAGCTGCAATCCGACACTAGTTACAGAGCAAACCCCAGGTCAAACATACCCAACAGGCTTAACAAACGTTACAGTTGAAAACATTGGCATTGTTTTCAACTATGGAATGCAAGCATATTTTACCTACAAGAAAAAACCAGCAGACGACTATGTTGTAGGTTCATATGACTACGTACAATACACCCAAGCCAAGCCGGAAGGAGACATTACTGTAAGAATTGAGGTACGAGTAGAAAAGGATCCTAACAATCCTGGGCACAATTATTTTGTATTTTCGAGTGCCAACATAGTTGCCTATACTGTATCCGGCAACCCAAAATGGACAACAGCAAATAATACTGCTGATATTGTAACTCTACCAACGAATTTAGAGAAATATCCAGGAGGGCAGATCTATCCAGCAGGAAGCACTGTTGGCATGAGGTTTAACATATCATCAATTCGGACTGGACCAAGTACCCCAACATACACATACAAGTCTGTCTACACCACTAGGGTTACCTTAAACAACGGGGGACAGAACTGGAGGAAAGGTGACAGCGTGACTGTGACGCTGATGAATAAGCAATACAAAGTCACCGTTGAGGAAGAATCATTCGGCTTTAGCTACGCCTCTGAAAACCAAGTCACCTTCACGACACCTCTTGATCAAACAACAGGCACCCTGGATGTTGGCTCAATCACGTCAAACCTGACAGCCGGTATCAACCTCCTAGGTCCCTACCAAGCCACACCAATTGGCAATGTAATCTACGTCAAGAGAACTGACTCCAGAGAGTTTAACATTCAGACGAGAGGAGGAACAGCAAACAATGCTCTATACGGCATCAAAGGATCCGTGAATGACGTATCCCTGCTTCCTAACCAATGCGTCCCTGGTGTTGTTCTTAAAGTAAGGAACTCTGCCGATTCAGATGCTGATGACTACTATGTCAAGTTTGTTCCAGGTAGTGGAGATATTCCAGGTAACGGTAGTTGGGAAGAAACTGTCAAGCCAGGAGTCCTGACGGATCTGAACACATCGACGATGCCACACGCATTGATTCGAGAGACAAATGGTACGTTCACAGTCAGGGCTCTTAGTAGGACCTACAACGACACCCTTTTCTGGGCTCCCAGGGAAGTTGGTGATGATAATACCAATCCTGAGCCATCATTTGTTGGGAGAACGATCACTGACATGTTCTTCTTCATGAACCGTCTGGGGTTCTTGGCAGACGACGCAGTGATCCTGAGTCAGCCTGGAGATTACTTTAACTTCTTCACAGGTAGTGCTATTGCCGTCTCTGATGCTGATCCCATTGACATGACAGCATCAGCAACCAAACCGGCCCAGCTTAAGGCTGCTATTGGAACACCCAAGGGTCTTCTTCTCTTTGCTGAGAACAGCCAGTTCCTCTTGGCTACGTCGGAGGCTGCCTTTGGTCCTGCAACAGTCAAGATGACTGAGCTGTCCAACTATGCCTATACATCCAATGTTCACCCGTTGGAAACAGGGGTATCCATCCTCTTCAGTACTGAAGCCGATACCTACAGCAAGGTGTTTGAGATGGCTGTGGACTCTATTGACAACAGGCCCCTGGTTGCTGAGAACACCCGGATTGTACCTGAGTACATTCCGCCTGATCTGACATTTGCCACGTCTAGCCCCAACAACAGCTTTGTGGCCTATGGCAATGACACAGAGAACCTATGGGTATTCAAATTCTTCAACACAGGCAACGAGCGTAGCCTTGCTGGGTGGTCAAAGTGGGTGCTCCCTTGCCCTGTCAGGTTGTTCAGCTTTGCCCACGACAGTGGCTACTTTGTCCTGTACAACGGGACAGCCTATGTACTGGCAAAGCTTGAGATGATCGATGACCCAGAGACCTCTCCAATCAGTGCATATGGGAGCAAGTTTGTCCCCAGGCTGGACTTCTACCTGTACAAGTCAGAAACAACTAGAACCGATCAGCAAAACGGGACTACGATCATCCGTTTCCCTGCTGGAAGTTATGTAGCAGAGGCTCAGCCCTGCCTGATCTTGACGAAGGAGGGAACCTCAACAGCGTTCTTCAACCTGCCAATTCAGCAAGACAATACTGGTTACTACATCACAGCAGACACTGAGATTGCCGACGAAGATTACATCCTTGGTCTGGTCTATGACATGAAGATCCAGCTACCTAGCTTCTGGCTGACTGTGGACAAGAAGGCTGACAGGAAGAACATCCCTATGGTAGAGACTGTTTATCTCGATCTCTACTACTCAGGCCGTTACAACGTAACTGTAGAGAAGCTGGGATATAGCCCGATCAGTGTTGATCTGGATGTAACACCAGCAGACATCTACAAGGCAAACAGTGCTGCTGTACAGGACGTAACTACCAAGGAAGTTCCAATCTTCAGTAGGGGTGACTTTGCAACGGTCACGATCAATGCCCCTGACCCGCTACCTGCTTCAATTACAAGCTATAGCTGGGAAGGGCATTACAGCACAAGAGGCATCAACCTTATTCGATAGAGAATGAAGTATTACCGTCAAGCCACAATTCAAGATGGCCTGATGGTTGCCAGAAATCTCCGCATAGAAGATAGGAAAGAAGTGGAGGGGTTGGGTCATTCCCCCCTCCATATTCCTGTAGGCATTGTCACCAGTGAACAAGCGATTAGCTTCCACAACGAACATGGAGACCTAGCTGGTGTTGCTGGGATAGTGCGTCTGGACAACCAAGTAGGTCAAATCTGGATGCTTTGTACGCCAGTGATCCAGGAGGGCCCACAGAGGTTTGTTCGTGGGGCCAAGCGCTGGTTAAACGAAGTAGAGAAAGAGTATGCGCTGCTGTGGAATCTGGCAGACGCAAGAAACCATATGCATCACAAACTTCTCAAGCTACTAGGGTTTCAAGCCCTACAAACGGTCCATGTTGGGCCAA